CGGGCATCACAACACTTAATGTTGGATTATTTGTAATATCTAAATCTGTTGAATCAGTATTATCTACCGTTACAGATGTAGTTGTTGCAGATTGTATTCTTCCTCCTCTTCTAAGTCCTGCTCTTACTGGATCGCTTACTTCAATAACCTGTCCTGGCCTAACAATTACACCCTCTGCCAATCCTGTTGCAAAACTGATTGTTTCAGTAGAATTTTGTTCCTCAAAAAGAATAAATCGTCCTAATCTTCTAGCTTGATTCCTTGATGTGCAAGCAAAACCTGTAATTTTTTTATGGATAATTCCGTATTTATTTTTAGCGGTGGTATCTTCGACAGTTTCAAAATTTAACTCCTGATTTACCATGTCAAAATAAGACACAGATACAACGGTAGATCTTGTTTTTAAACTCGTTCCAGAATAAACAAATCCTTCGGCTGTTACATTTGACAGATTGAAAAGATAACTAGGATCTGTAGGTCTATCTTGAGTAAGAGTAAGAGATCCTGCACTCCAGAATGTCATGCCTCTCATTACAGAACTAAGAGCCATTATTGTTTTAAAGGCATCTCCTCTCTGTTGAAGGACTACATTACAGCTAAATCTAGGTTCTTGACCTCCATCTCCATCGTCAACTAATTCAGAAGAATAAACAGAAGCACTATAAAAAGCATATTTATCAAGTTGAGCTTCAGTAATATGCTCTCCTAATCCATACCTACTATTAGTTAACAGATCAAATAAAATCCAAGCTGGATCGGAACACCAATGCTTTGTTGTAGTAAGCGTTCCATTGAATGTACCGCTATAGATTAATCTTCCATTCGTCTGATCTACTTGTGCATTATGCGGAATTTTAACTTTAACACCACGAATCCGATACATACGATCAGGAATCGTTGGAAACTGCTCTGCATCAAAACGTAAGTATAGATGAGCTATATCAGGATAAGGTCTTTGTTCATCTATTATTTTTGTAAAAGATGACCATGAGAAAGTATCTGTTACTCTTTCACTTGTGCTGTCTCCGCTAAGTCTACCGACTTTTACCTGTATCGGAAAAGAAGCAGTATCTTTTATTGGAATTAAAAAATCTCGACTATAAGCGTTTCTGGATTTACCGCTAATTGTAAACTCTGACATTTCTGTAGGAACTAAACCAAAACGACCACCAGGTTGAATTGATGTTTTTCCACCTTGATTTTTATCAAAACGGGAAACAGTTCCATCGTTTTCAGTAATTTCTATAAAAATATCGACAGAAGTTCCTAAATTTTTACCATCTTTTTCATTAATAGCTATTAAAGCATCAAAACGAACTGTAACTCTAATAGCATCAATATTAGAATCAGTTATAGTTCTTGTTACAGGTGCAGCATTAGTAACTTTTGCACCAACAGATTCTTCAGTTTCAATCTCACTAATAGCTTTTATATGAGTTTGATTTGATGTTCCAAAACGAGGTTCAAATTTTATTCCCTGAAAATTAAAATCCGCAACTTGAATATTACTTGAATTAGCAGTTGGTCTGACAATAGGTGTTGATCCTAGAAATATATCTTTCAAAGCTGCCTGAGAATAAGCATCAGTTCCTTTTGTTAATCCTGCTGCTGAGGGAAAACCTTCAATCTCTCCTTCACTTATAACTTCAATAAGATTTAAAGCTTGTCTACTTTGTATAGAAGCTAAAGATCGCGTTGCTGTTGGTTTTGGACCACCAAACCATTTAAAAGGATTTAATTGAATCTCTTTTCGTCCTGCTCCAGGATGTATTTCAGCAACTTTAAACATAATTACCCTGAGAAATCATCAGTATCAATACCGCCCGATACAACAAGCGATCCAGTAAATATTTCACCATAGACAACTGGTATAGCAACACCAGCCCTTATCGTATTTTGTATTCCATTAAAAGTAAAACTAGCTGGATCGTCAGAAGCACCACCAAGTTCTTCTGTAGGACTTATCATTTGAGCGACACCTGATAAGGCTAAATATAAACCAACATTTGCAGTGGTAACAGCTAAAAGACTAGCTCCTGCTGACCCAGCCGTAAAGCCACTCAAACCTAATGCTGGTGCTGCACCTGGAAGAACAATGGCTGCTCCAATCAAAGCTACTCCCAGTAAAAACCTTCCAAAACCTTTTCTCGCTCCCATAATTACTGGGACAATTTTTATTTCTTGACTTCCTGTAGGAATATCTAATTCAGTCTCATTAATCTCATAATCTCCTACTTTTACACAATAGTTCTGCTCCATCA